ATGTCAGTAATAGTGTATAAGCCAGTATTAAAAAGCTTTAGCAAAAATAAGGTTGCAGCTGCTGAAAGTGGGGAACTGCGACCTGTGACAAAACCTGATGTTGATAATTATGTAAAAGGGATTAAGGATACCTCACATATTCCTTAAAATTTTTAGACTTCGCTGGATCGTACATCCTAACTTGACCATTGATTGTGGTTGCTCTCGGCCTTCCTTGAGCAACAGGCTCCCCAAATACAGTAAATTTAATCATCTAACTCACCTTCTAATATAAGTCTGCAACCTTCTGAGAATCTCTTCCTTGGCTTCAAAACCAAAATGTGTATACCTTGCTATGTAATAAAGCTGGCTTAATGAAGCTTTTCTAACATTAAAATTGCATATAAAATTCCTCATAATAATTGCTTCCTTACCGAATAACAGGGCCTACAAGGACCGTCTACAAAATAGCCATTTGGTTGTTTACAATCCGGACAAATTTTAGAGTGAGTTAACCACATATGAGCGCATTCTTCACATTCCAACATGACAAGATTTTCTCTAGGAGCAATCACAAAACCATCACCCTTACAACGTGGACATTTAGTAACAGGCTTTACGTTTTGAATATTCATAGCAATCGCCCCTCATTTTTTACAGCTGCAAATAAGCATTCACTTTTAAGTTCTTGATACGTCAATTCGCTTATAGGCAACCCTTTCCGAGTAACACAACTGACAGTGACTCCCATAGATGTTAGTTTTTCTAAGAACGCCTCTCTCTTCAAATTTCTTGTGTTTTCAGCAACTCTTCGGCTTCTCTTCATAAAAATCAACTCCCTAATTTATTTTTTCTTCGCATTTCCATAAGCCTTTGGTACTCATCCATCTGATTATTTTTACCGACAATTTTTAATGTAGGCTTGTCCAAATTTTTAGGTTTTTCATCAAACCAATCTGGCAGCAGCTCTTGTCGTATAGCTCCTTTTCTTTTAATCGAACGACTTTGTTGCTTCTTTGCAAGAAAATTTTGATGCTCATATTCTACGTCTTCGATTGTTTTTATGCCTTTTTTGGCCCAATTGTTTAGGATACTTCTTGCATAAGGATACTTTGCTCCAGCTTCAGCAGCTTTTTTAAATGCAGCACAAATGACTTCTTCATTTATTCCGTCACAATCAATATAACTATTAATCTCGTCTCTTTGTATTGCATTCGGGTAGGTTTCAAAACAGAGATAATATTCATCGTAATAATTCACGCTTGTAGTAGCAGATATAATAGTTTCGTTTTGTTTAGTTTCTTTTAGTTTATTTAATGTGGAACTATCTCGGGCACTACCTGCGGAACTACCCGCGGAACGACCTCCGGCACTATCCGCGGAATTTATTTCCGTGGATGATAAAGGCACTGGACCCGTCTAACTTGGGAGGTATTCCTCCTAATACGTTAGTGTTCCAAAAATCAACCTCTGCCTTGATAATCATTTGTATTAATTCATCATCACGCTCAACTTCTTTCCAGACAAAATAATTACCACCTATGAGAACAGCAATATAGCCTTTCTCTTTCCCGGTTACACCGAGATAGTGCTGAACTTGTACAAGATAAGAAGCAGGAATTTCGTCACCTTCCCATTCACCTTTTAAATAAGCACTCGCTGTTTTACATTCTAAAATGGCAGATTCCCTTAATACCTCTCTGTCTAGGTTTGCTTTGATGAAAGGATAATCTGGATGGGAAAACATAAAATTACGGCGACGCACCCTCTTTTCTGTGCGCTTTTCAAACTCCTTCGCGACGACATTCTCCATTTGATTTCCCCAGTAAATTGCTTCATTATCAAGTTCACTAGGCTCCACTTGGCCTGTTTTCTCAAGCCACAGCTCAAATGCTGTCTTATATTTATTTAGTCCAAGGATGATACTTGCATCGCTCCCGCCAATGCCTTTATTACGTTCCTGTAGCCATTCGAAACGTGTCATATCCTTTATAGAAATAGCATTACTAATAGCCAAGTAATCTCCTCCCTTTACCGTAATAATTGATTATGCTAGAATGACAATGACATATTTTTGTTTAGCAATTATTCGACTCCTGTTCCAGCAGGAGTTTTTTCATGCCGTTTTAAACTAAAAGCCCATTTCTTCTACAAGATAACGATTCAAGTTATCTATTAAAATTAACTCATCCTCGTATTCCACAAATTCGTCACCATCAAGGATTTCATCACCGAAAAAATCAATCCCAATATGTTCAGGTTGTTCAATCATGTTCGGATAGCCTGTTCGTTCAATTTGTGTAACTAATGGATGCTCCATTTTATTACCTCCCTTCTAGTCTGTTTTTACAGTGCTTTATTCGCACCGTGATAAGCCACAACGAATGGAAAAGGGGGAGAATCACTCTGACTCATCACGGTGAGAACAAAGGTTCTTGTCTCACCTTTTTTAGTGTGCTACTATTGATATAGTTGTTATTTTCATATTTGTCGTAGAGTAGTGAGTCTGCCAACTTACTGCTCTTTTTCTTGTTTTCTATTGTTATAATCCCCATAAATAACTCCTATAAAGAAAGTCAGTAATGGATATACAATAATAGCGACTATGTAGCCTACATCCATTTAATTACCCCTCCAAAAAATAGTGATAAAAATTGAGCTAATGATGCTACATCCACTCCACAAAGCATAGCTGCCAAGGCATCCGGTGCATTGGAAGCTTGAAACCATCTAATTGCATCTGAAAGCTTCAACTCCATTTTGTTATTCTCCACTTTTGAAATCGTGCTACGAGGCATATACATTTTTTCTGCAAGCTTCTCTTGAGAAAGCCCTGATAATTTTCTTACCTGTTTCAATAGAGAGCCATATTGCATAATTCTCACCTCCTCTCAATGTTCTAAGTTTGAACAAGTTCGTAAGTTGAACAGCTAGATTCATAGATAATTAATAAAATATATTTTAGGAAGGAACTTTTCCGATTCTTTGCTTGGCAGCTTCTTTTCGGAATTTAGTTTTCTTCCAACCTATTTAAATTACTTCCAGACTTTTTTGTTCCTGATCTTTCATCCAAGAGTCAATAGTTTCAATTGAGAAGAAAATACGGCGACGTACTCGAACATGCGGGATTTGTTTTTCTCTAACCATGGTGTAGATTGTGTCGATACTTACGCCGATATAATCAGCCACTTCATGTACAGTTAGTGTTTTACGTTTCATTTTTTACACTCCTTATATTACAGATTGAACTTCGTTACCTTTTGGTAATTTATTTTCATATGAAAATACTAATTCAAAACTTAAATCATGGAAGTTCTTCAATAAACCTCCAATAAATTTGCTTCCAAGGTTTCTTTTACCATTAAGTATTCGGTTAACTGTGCTGTGTGAGACACCGATTGTTTTTGCAAATTCACTTTCAGATAATTGTTTACTGATTAGATATGCTTTTAAGAAATCAGTATTTACTACAATATCAACTGAGTTTTTCAAAATTGACCCCCCTTTTATTACCTTTTGGTAATAATAAAAGGTATTTTTTACCATAAGGCAATACTTTTTTTCAAAATTTCTCTTCTTTTATTGCCTTTTGGTAATAAGTAATCCTAAAATGTAAATATTAAGAAATAAATTGAATGGATGGTTTATTATGACTGATTTTGGTTCTTATATTAAACACCTAAGAGAATCTAGAGATTTAACTTTAAATCAAGTAGCTATGTACTCAGAAATAAGTGCTGCTCAATTATCAAGAATTGAAACTGGGAAGCGTGGTATTCCTAAACCATCTACTATCAGAAAAATTGCGGATGCTCTTAAAGCTGATTATGCACAATTAATGAAAGTGGCTGGCTATATAGAAGATTCAAATGAATCGTTTACGGTAAAGGAAGAAAAAGATATCGCTAAACAAGTGGAAGAAATAAAAAAGAATTTGGAATCACAAGAAGGACTCAGCTTTTACGGTGAACCCTTAAGTGAAGAAGCTATGGAATCACTTCTTGAATCTATGGAACATATGGTAAAGCAAGCTAAGAGAATTAACAGGAAATATACTCCGAAAAAGTATAAGGAAGAGGATTAATTCGGGAGGTAATTAAACTGTCTTGGATTATACCGGAAGCGGAAAAGTTAATAGTCACATATAAAACCAATAATCCATTTGAATTAGCGAGTTACTTAAACATTCATGTTTATGAGTGGGAATTCCCTTCAGAGATAAAATGTGTTTATAAATACTACAAAAGAAATAAGTTTATTTATCTTAACTCCAATCTAGATGAAAAGAAGAAAGCATTTGTCTGTGGACATAAAATTGGCCATTCATTTATTCATCCAAAGGTTAACACGTTCTTCTTAAAATCAAAAACTTGGTATTCTAAAGATCGATTAGAAAGGGAAGCGCATTTATTCTCGCTCTCCCTCCTTCTTCATAATTACAAATTAACTGATTTTTATAATCTGGAACATTTATGTCGGCATTTTGGTATCCCAACAGAATTATCATATTTGGTTAAAAAATTTTACTAATTTTATAGGAAAATAGTTTTAAATCTATAGTTTTATTTATCTTTATATATAGTTATTAACTGTTAGATATCTAATCTATATATCATAAAAAGGAGGAAAATCATGAGAAAAGCACTCTTTTGGATTTTTGCATTTTTACTTTTATTAATTCAATTATCCCTTATAACAATTTCACCAGCTGTATTTATAGGCGTTATAATCACAGCAATTGGTCTATACCAAATAAAGAAGCCAAGAAGTTCTCAAAAAAAAATCATTCTTTTCTAGGCCAGCTGTAAAAATCGCAGGAGGTTTTATTCTAAGTTTTATTATTGCATTAACACTAGTAGAACCTCTGGATGAAGAGGTAGAGAAAGAAAACGAGGTAAAAAGCGAACAAAAAGATGTGGAACAGAAAGTTAAAGCTGAGGCTGAGAAAAAAGCTAAGGAAGAACAAGCAAAAAAAGATGCTGCTAAAAAAGTTGAAGAGGAAAAAATAGCAAAAGCTAACGACTTAGGATTAATAGAAGCTACAGTTTCTAGAATTGTTGACGGAGATACTATTGAGCTCTCCGATGGAAGTAAGGTTCGTTTAGTTGGAGTCAATACTCCTGAATCTACAAACCGAACTGAAGAATACGGTAAAGAAGCTAGTAATTATACCTCTTCTATACTTGAAGGTAAAAAAGTATGGTTACAAAAAGATGTATCTGACTCAGATAGATATAATCGTTTACTTAGAATCGTTTGGCTTGATATCCCATCCGATGATATGAATGAAAATGAAATTAGAGCAAAAATGTTCAATGCTGACTTTGTAATTAACGGATTTGCGGAACCTTCTACATATCCACCAGACGTAAAGTACAGTGATTACTTTGTTAAATTTGCTAAAGTAGCCAGAGAGCAAAACACTGGTTTATGGGCATTTGGAGAAAATGGAACAACAAAAGGTGATTTAGACCCTAAAGAGACTAAAAAAACAGCAAGCTCTTCCAATACTTCAAACAGCAGCAACAATAATAATAACTCGGCCAGCAATAACAATAATTCAAATAGTACATCAACAACGACCACTGAACCAGATAAAACTGAGTATTTTCAAAACTGTACAGAATTAACAAAGGTTTATCCAAACGGAGTAGCTTCTGATCATCCAGCATATCAGCCAAAAATGGATAGAGACAAAGATAATTGGGCTTGTGAGCGTTAATTTAGGGGGGTATCCCCCCTCTTTACTAATGGTTTTCCTTTGAGTTTAATGCACATTATTTTCTGGAATTAATTTTAAAGAATAAATATTATATAGGGGGTTATAAGTTAATGAACCTTGTAGAAACATTAGAAATGTTGAATAAAGTTGTGACCGAAAACAGTGAATTGATAAAAAACGAGGAATCAACCAAGCAATTCCTAATACTTCCTTTATTAAGAGGGTTAGGATACGATACATACAGTCCTAAAGAGGTAACACCTGAATTTACGGCTGACTTTCACAAAAAAAACGAGAAAGTTGATTATGCAATCACATTAAATGGAGAACCGAAGATTTTCCTTGAAGCAAAATCTATTAATCAAAAGATTAATAAGAGTGCTCCACAATTAAGTAGATATTTTAGTACTTTCCCTAGCGTTCGTTTAGGTATTCTAACAAATGGAATTGAATATCATTTTTTCACAGACTTAAATAATACAAATATTATGGATTCAAGCCCATTTTTTGTTTTCAACATAATTGATTATAACGATGAAGATTTCAATAACTTAATAAAATTCTCTAAAAACTTATATGATTATGAAGGAATTAAATCTCTGGCTGAATCCCTAATGTATACTCACTCCTTTAAGTCTGTAATTAAAGAAATATTCGAAAATCCAAGTGATGATTTCATCAGGTTTGTTATTAAAGAACGATTCAAGTTCAAAGTAACTCAGCAATTTATTAACACTTCTAGACCTTTGGTGCAGAAATGTATTCAAGAATCATTAAGTGAAATTATAAGTGAACGATTTGATTTATCTTTGAATCATCATGAATTACAGGAAGTATCAGTTACAACAGAAGTGTCAGTAGTTACTGAGAAGAAAATGTATTATTCACAAGAAGAGATTAATACTTTGGGAACGTTTGAAGAATTTGAAAGTATTAAAGTTGTACTTCCCAATGTCGAATCTTATAAAAATCTGATCAAGATTCCAGATTCAGAGTACTCTGTGGAAAAAGGCAACCCATTAAGTGATTTTTTTGTATCATCTGTACTTGTTCAAGGAAATTCCATTGTAGGATATTTAATTGGTCACTACTATAACAATCGTCAAGATACTACGCTATATACAGTTAAATCGAACGAAATAGAAAAATTCATTAAGGAAAATCCTGTTGTATCAGAGTTAGGATTTATTAATGCTAGACTCGCAACTCGTTTGAATAAAAACACTAATGAAATTAAGTATTTTCTAAAAAGTAGTATACCAAACTTATCTTTTAGAGATATTCCAAATCTCACTTCTAAAGTAGATGATATCGATAGTTTTTTTAATAAATTAAAATAGATATCAAATGATATATTAATAATGGCCTAACCAGATTAGGCTTTTATTATACAAACAAAATCGAACAAATATTCTTATAAGGAGGGTTAACATGGCAAACATTCGTAAAAGAAGTGAAAATTCCTATGTTTTTTCTGTTGATCTTGGCTTCGATGCAAAAGGAAAAAGATTAAGGAGATACAAAACGCACAGAATTAGTGACAAAGCACTTTTAAAGACAAGGAAAAAACTAAAAGACCATCTTGAATCTGAATACCATAAATTTAAAGCAGAAGTACTTTCTGAAGAATATATAAAACCAGAAAAAATGCTTTTCTCAAAGTTTGTTGTTGATTGGGAAAATAAATTTGCAGTAAAAAAACTCTCAGAAACAACATTAAATAAACAATTAAACCATTTACAAACTCATATACTCCCTGTTATCGGTCACCAACAAATAGATAAAATAAAAAAAATACATCTTATAGATTTATTAGATAAAACCAAAAGAGTCGACGGCCTCCCTCTTAAATCATCAACAAAAGAGGATATATACAAAGTACTGAAGTCTGTCTTTGATCGTGCAGTAGAGTGGAAAGTATTAAAAACAACACCTGTTACTGGTGTTCCTAAACCAAAAATTGATGATGTAGAAGAATCTAGCGTTTATGATGAAGAAGAATCTAGCGTTTATGATGAAGAAGAATCTAGCGTTTATGATGAAAGAAGAATCTAGCGTTTATGATGAAGAAGAAGTGGCATCACTTTTTGAAGCAGCAATAAATGAGCCGTTTCATTGGAGGATATACCTAATGCTAAGTCTTGCTGCAGGTTTAAGGAGAAGTGAATGTTTAGGGCTAGAATGGAAACATGTAGACTTAGAAAAAGGAACTTTAGATATAACACAAGTAATTGTTCGCGGAAAAAGTGGTTCTGTAATTAAGACTCCCAAATCAAAAAAGTCAAAACGTCTTGTCTCAATTCCCAGCTCTGTAGTAGAGGAATTGAAGCACTATAAATTACATTGGAAAAAGGAAAAAATGAAATCTAGGGATATGTGGATTGAAAACGAACACGAGTGGTTATTCTGCAATGAAGATGGTACCCACTTCTACCCTACTACTCCTACTACCTGGTGGAGAAGATTTACAAAAAGAGTTAATGTAAGATTTATTCGTCTTCATTATTTACGACACACCTCAGCTACTCTATTAATTAATCAAGGTGTTCACGCAAAAATAATATCCGAGCGATTAGGTCACTCTGATATTAAAGTTACAATGAATACTTACGGTCATGCATTAAGAAAAGCTGATCATGAAGCAGCAAATAAATTAGATACACTTTTCATAAAAAAATCCTAATTCCTCTATTTTGACGACAAAATGACGACAAATTGATTTTTCTATTACTTTTAGAAATTTAGACATAAGAAAAAGCCTTGATATATCAAGGCTTTCAGTATGATTCCGACTGGGTTCGAACCAGCGACCTCTACCCTGTCAAGGTAGGGAGTGCGTATTTTTCATTCTCACCTTTTCCCTTCGATTACTTATATATCAATGTTTTAATTACCTATAATATCATTAAGAATTATCTATTCTTTTATAATCCGTTGCCCAAAAGTTGCTCATTTCACACCAGTTCCTCATCATATACCTCTTCACCCGTCTCAGCATCCACAACTTGTAAATCCATGCTCTCCACACTCTCAATTTCAAGCTCTAGAGTTTCCAAGTCAGCACTTACACTTTTAAAAGTTTGCTGTATATCAAGCATTAACCTTTCTTCAATTTCACTTAAATTTAAATTAGTTAATGCCGCAATGTTTAATGTGATTTGTCCGTTTACGAAATTTTTCACAATATGTATCTCTCCCTTTGTTTTATAGTGAGGAAACGTTGCCACGAGGCAACAAATTGGTGTTAAACTCCGATCCCCTTTATACATGCTTCAAAACTCTAAAATTTTGTTCACTGCTTCTTTTCTATTACATAATACAAATTTAATTTGTTCACATTGCTTTCCAGTTGTCTGATATTTGTAAGCCTAAAATCATCCTCAATGAAATCAACACCAACCCAAATGTATATCTGCATTAGATAACTAAAAATGCTCATATTCTGTATGTGTCTTATAATTCGTGTAGCATAATCCTTATAAGATAAATCGTCACGCATAATATCGCCTAATATAATTGGCTTAGTATTATCTTCATGTTCATATAACCCTGGTGAAACTTCCTTAACTCTCATGAGATATACTTGTTGATGATCAAAGGCTATGCAATTTTCGTGATTAAATAAGAAGGAAATAAAGTACTCACCTTTCGTGTCGTCTACATCATACTGTACTGTGATTTCTTCAAGATTCAGTTTCATGATTCACCCCGATTTCACTTTTCGATATATTTAATTCAACTTCTTGAACTCAATATATACTTTCTTTAATCAAGAGTCAACACTTTTGTGAAAATAAAATTCAACAAGTTGAACTTTATTTATTGTTTATAGAATTAATTATTCATTTGTAATATAATGTACTTAAGGATTTAGTAAGGAGAGAGGATATCATATGGGGCTTAAACCTAGTTACAAACCTTTAGAAATAACATTGATAAAAAGGGATAGAACAAAGACAGATTTAAAAAGAGATTTAAAAATCTCACCAGCAACATTGGCTAAAATGTCAAAAGGTGAAAATGTAGCATTATCCGTTATCATGAGTATTTGCGAATACTTAGATTGTCCAATCGAGGAAGTAGTGGAATTTATACCTACAGAACAAAACCACCAACAATAAATGCTGGTGGTTGTTTTTATTTTAAGAATATTTAATCAATATTTCACGTACAATTTTTTTAAACTCTTCGCTGCTTAATATGTAATCGAGTGTTACTGGATTATTTTTAGGATATGTATGAATTATTTTATAGTCGTGTATTGTTTGCTTTTTCTTTTTCATTTTTATATGGATCCACCCTTGAAATTATAAATACTTAATTATTTTAATTTGATTAATAGATAGGATAATTAATGGGGAAAAAACGAATAAACCACCAACCATAATCTGCTGGTGGTTTTGTTATAAGGATGCTTATACTTTATTACGATTTAATTCTTCTTTAGCTTGCTTATATAATAGTTTTGCTATGACTTTATATAGTTCCTTGGGATTTCCTTTATGGTTTTCTTGTTTCAAAAATACAATACCGTAATTTTCTTTTGCTATGACCTTAAGGATCTTCTTTCTTTAAATGCCTTGAGTGTTCTAGAATTTCTTCTTCAGTCATATAGTTTCCACCTTGATGTTATTTAAATCTATCTACAAACTACTAATAATAAATACCTAAATATTTTAATTTGATTATTTATCAATAGATACAGGAAGTTAATGGAAAGAAACAAATAAGACCACCAATTATATACTGGTGGTTCCGTCCTCCACTTCAATTCCAATTACATCTGCAAAAAAACACTTTCTCTTTACTCTCATTAATGTCTACATAAACCATCTTATTTATCCCATCTAACCTACAAATCCTACCCCTAATCTCCTCCGCTCTGTCTCTCCATACCTTAAGCTTAACTTTAAATGCAAACTCCATTGCATAGTGGATCTTACTTTCAATTTCATCAATTTCATATTGATCTAACATAGGTTTCTTCTCTTGATAATAATCATTTTCGAATCGTTTCAAAGCAGCTAAATGTTCCGGCATCATAAACGCACTTTGCCATTTTACTTTTCCTCTGTCTCGTAAGGCCATAAAAACCAGCTCCTTACGTATATTATAGAACAAATGTTTGGTTTTGTGTATAAATTTCTTAAAAAAAGACCACATAGATGGTCTTAATTTTATATTTGCTTCTCTACTTCACAATCACTATTAAGAGTTTATGCTAATAACTAATCCAGACACTTTAGTAATTCAGGAACAATATTTTCTCTGTTAAAAAAGAGATCTTGAATCGGCATTATATAATAGTATGAGGGTGTATTTGTTGATTTAACTATAGAGTTTTTATCATAAATAAGATCAATATTAAAGCGATTATTTGTAATAGTACACTGATTTGACTGTATAGCTTTCAGAAATTCATTGTAGATATCACTGCCCTCGGTTTCATAAACTCGACTTATAGCCATTTTCCCAAAAACTTCATCCCACCATGACATAAATAATTTTACACTTTCAGAAAAGCCGACTTCTCCTTTTGAATCACTTTCAAAAAGTTGCTTAAATAACTGACTATCATCATATAAAACCCCATTATGCTCATATAGTTGGTCTTTATTATTTTTATGAACTACTTCATTCCAAACTTCATTAAATTTTATACTAAACTTTTTCTGTTCTAGTAACCCCCACTTAGAACTATCTAAATAGGGAAAAAGCCGGTTCGAATTTTCACATTTACTATCGTTATTCAGATATATATTTTGTATGAAAATCAAATAGTTTAATGAATATGGAGCTTCTATAACCAAATTTAATTCTGTATTACTTGGTTCATTTATAATCATGAAATTTTCCTCCTTAAAAATAATAAATGAGTTTAATCTACATATTAAGATTAAACTCATTTATAGAAAAAAATCAAATTATTCTAGTTTTACAGTTATTTAATATCTGAAATTAAGTCCATCTTTTGATGCCAAAGGGTTTGTTTTATAGGTTTTTTTATTTGCAGCAGTAGCTGTTCCTGTAAACTTTGCTTTATAGTTAGTTCCGCTTTTTAATTTAATATTACTTGTAATAGGAGCGACTCCACTCATTCTTCCAGTACCTGCGCCTGTAACATAAACAGTTCCTTTATATGCGCCTGTGCTTTGAGTATAAATTTGAATAACGCCTGCAAACACTAAAGGCATTCCTGCAGCTTCAGGAATTACCATTCCCCAACTAAAAGATTTAGCAGCTGACATGTAATCCAATCTTAAAGATCCTGCAGTTCCCTGCCAGGTTGCAAGTGGTGTGATTCCGCCGGGATTTTCCACAATCATTTCAATCTCAATGCTCTGATCCAAGTCTTGTTCTTCTGCAGAAGCGTCAGTACTAATACCTAATACAATCATAAACAATAAGGTGACTAATAACGCTCCTAAAATACTTTTTGTTTTCTTCAT